CGTGGGATGGTACAAGTTGGACTGCTAGTGCAAATATGACAAAACATAGAATTCAGCTTGCTGGAAGTGGAACAGCCACTGCAGCATTAGCAATAGCCGGTGTTCAACCAGGGCTTATATCAGATACAGAAGAATGGCATAACACATTTACAGTAGTTACTGCAGGAGCTTGGGCTAGTGGTGGTAATATGCCAGTAGCTGTTTATGCAGGTGCTTCTTTTGGAATTCAAACTTCAGCAGTTCATTCTGCAGGAGTTCCCCCAGCTAATCAAGCTGCTAATAATACTTATGAATACAATGGATCAGCTTGGTCTAGTGGTGGGGCTTTACCTGCTAATAGACAACAGGTAGCAGGAGCAGGAGCTTCTGAAACTTCAGGACTTGCTTTTTGTGGTAGTATACCTACTAATAATCAACCTTCTTTTACATTTCACAATAATACTTATGAATACGATGGTTCTTCTTGGACAAGTGGCGGTAATTACACTGCTACTTTAACTGGTGTTGGTGGAGCTGGAACTCAAACAGCTGCTATAGGAGCAGGTGGAACAAGTACAGCACCAGGTGCACCAGGTATGACTAATACAAGTGCTACTTATAATGGTTCTTCATGGACTGCAGGACCTAATACAGGTACTTCAGCTACTAGACCTAATATGGTTACAGGAACAACAACTTCAGCTGTATCAATAGCTAATACACCACCTTTTGGTTGTGAAGAATTTGATGGATCTAGCTGGACAACGGGTGGTGTTCCTATTCACGCTGGTTATAGTAGAATACATACAGGAACATCTAATTCAGATGCACTTGTTGCTGGAGGTGATGCTACTCCACGTGCACAATGTGAATCTTATAATGGAACAGCTTGGGCTACTAGTCCAAATTTAGGAACAGCTAGAGCTAATATGGGAAGTGCAAGAGGAGTTGCTCCAACAGCAGCTGCAATTGTTTTTGGAGGATCTGACCCTTCTTCAAATAGCAATTCAACAGAAGAATTTACAGCGGAAACATCAGCAGATACAGCTAAAACAATTGACTTTGATTAATTAATAGTTATATTAGAAATAACGAAAGGATTTATATGACAGATAAAAGAAATATAAAAGCGTTAATAGAAAAAGAAGCACCTAACTTAAATAATTTATTAGACCCAGAAGAGGTTAAAATATTTAAAGGTTTAACAGACGAGCTTCGAGATACTTGGACTAAAAAACAAATGTTTAGAACGGAGACTGAAATGCAGTTTTCTGTTTTAAATGATGCAAAGTATCCAACAAAAGCCGCTAAATACTGGCAGTGTGTTAGAGAGCAAAATGTATTCTTAGAAAACTTAATGCAGTTATCTTTTGATTACAGAAGAGCAGAAGTTAAACAAAAAAGAATACAAGAGAAATTAGATAAAGAAGAAGACCCATTAAAAAAAGAATTGCTACAGATAGATGTAGATGAAAAGATATATCAGAAAGCAAGCATGCAGCTAGTGGCGAGAGACAGGATGAGAGAAATAAAACTATGGTCTAAATTTAAAAAGAGATTTAATGATGGTTCCTTTGATACTAAAAATGTTAATACTCATCAATTAAACTCTTATCATTTAACTATGAAGAATAAAGCTGAAACTTTAACATCTGGTTCTTCTCAACCAGAAGTATTTAATGTATTAGGTCAACTACAATCAATTGAAAGAATTAAAAAAGATATAGCAATAGAAAATAAAAAGAAAGAAAATGCAAAACTGGAATTCGACAAAAACTCAATCGGACAACAGGATTAAAAAACTTTTCTTTTTAGTTGCTATGCCAAGGTCGGGAAATACCTTGTTTACATCTATCATGAATCAAAACTCTAATATAGCGTGCACCCCTAATTCTATTACATTGGAGATTATGAAAGATTTATTTTTATTAAAAAAGACAGATGTATTTCAAAATTATCCAAATCATCAGTCTTTAGATAACGTATTAGATTCTGTTTATGTAAATTATTACAAAGATTGGCCACAGAAATATATTATAGATCGTGGTCCTGTTATGACTAAAGGCAATTTTGATTTAATGCAAAAGCATTTTAAAAAACCTTTTAAGTGTGTAGTATTACTTAGAAATTTAATGGATGTATTAGCTAGTTATATGAAATGGTATACAAAAGAGCCTAATGCATTTCCTAATAGATATGGTTTAAAAAACGATGAAGAAAAATTATCAATGATAATGAATAAAGATGGCGCTGTTGCCAAAGATTTAGAAGCAATTAAAAATGCATATAACTATCCTGATATATGTCACTTTATGAAGTATGATGATTTAGTACAAAACCCTGAAGAAGAAATAAATAAAGTATATACTTTTTTTAACATACCTTATTTTAAACATAGGTTTTTTAATCTAGATCAAGTTCAAGTTAATGGAATGGGATATAATGATGGAATTGTTGGCAAAAATATGCATACTATACGGAATGAAATTAAGAAAGAATACAATCCCTACATTAAAAAAATTCCACAAAGAATAAGAGAAAAATATGGGCACATTAAATTTTAATTTTGTATTTTTAGGTCAATCAGTATTAAGGTATGAAGTACCTTTGGATGTATATAATATTATTAATCATATTTATGAAACAAGACGACATGAATTACCACCAGCTAATAAACAATTAGTTGGTAAAATTCAAAATGAACATTCCTTATTTTTTGATGGTCCTCCAAACAATAAAATGCATCCACATAATTTTTTACCAGATAATGTACGTCAATGGTTTCATATGGTTATGAAACATTACTTAGATTGGAATAAAATTAAAGAATATAAAATGCATATGAATTCTGTATGGATAAATGAAATGAAAGCTAATGAATACAACCCAGTGCATGTTCACCAAGGCATGTTATTTACAGGTTTATCTTCGGTTATGTTTTTAAAATTACCAAAACATACTGGTATTGAATATTCAGCAGCAGAAAAACCTATGAACGGACAGCTTCAAATATTAGGTAATTCAACAGGTCAATTTGCAAATGTTGATTATGGTCCTATAATGAAAGAAAGAAATTTTTATATTTTTCCATATGATATGAGACATTGTGTATATCCTTTTAACAATAGCACCGACATAAGAAGAACTTTAGCATGTAATATGGATGTAGAATATGACTCAATTAAAAATAGGAGCGCATGATAATAACAGAACCTAAATGGAAGAGTTGGATAGTTGAAACAAAAACTCCTTTATTCACACCAGACCAATGTAGAGAAATTATTGAATGTGGACATAGGCAAAAACCACAACAAGCACAAGTTGGTATGAATAAACCTGGAGGTGGAACAGATACAAAGAAACGAGTAACTACTATTGGTTGGATTCCATTTGAAGAAATGCAACCAATGTATAATCAAGTAAATGAATTTATACAAAAAGCAAATAGAAATCATTTTGGATTTGAAAATATACAAATAACAGAACAAGCTCAATTTACAGAATATCCAGAGGGTGGTTTTTATGATTGGCATATGGATACAGATGTTAATATGACTTATGAACCACCAGTGCGAAAAATATCTATGACAGTTTTATTATCTCCTGAAAATCAATTTGAAGGTGGAGATTTAGAATTAATGGCATCTGGTAAAAGAGTTAAACTTAAACAAGGTCATGCAATTATATTTGCATCATTCTTAAATCATAGAGTAGCGCCCGTAACTAGAGGAGTTAGACAATCACTTGTTATGTGGTTTGGAGGAGAACCTTTTAAATGATTAAAGAATATTTATTTCCAACTATTATTTATATTAAAGATTTACCCAACGCTAATGAGTTAAATCCATATCTAGAAAAGCATATTGTTGAATGGAGTAATCAAGATAAAGGTGTTAGTAAGACTAATGTTAATGGTTGGCACTCACAGACGGATATGAACCATAGAAAAGAATATGAACCATTAATTAAAGAATTGTTTCAAATGCAAAATGAAATTATTCAAGAAGAGCACTTAGATATTAAATCTAGATTAGGTAATATGTGGGCTAATATAAATTTACCTGGTGGATATAATAATATGCATCTTCATCCTAATTCATTATTTTCTGGCGCCTACTATGTAAAAGCGTCACCTAATTCTGGTCGATTAGCACTAATGGACCCAAGACCAGGAGCACAACAAGTAATGCCAAATAGAAAAAAAGGAAAATTACCTAGAGAATTATGGCGAGAAACTTACTATGATCCAGTTCCTGGAAGACTTATAATGTTTCCATCTTGGTTGTGGCATAAAGTAGAACCTAATAAAAGTAATGATATAAGAATATCGGTATCTTTTAATTTTATAATGTTATGATTTTTCAATATAAAAAATATCAAGTTATTAAGAACGCTATATCTTATGAATTAGCTAATTTTATATTTAATTATTTTTTACTTAAACGTGACGCAGTAAGTTTTTTATATAAAAATAATATAACTTACGACACAGGATTACTTGGAACATGGGACGATGAACAAGTGCCTAATACGTATTCTCATTATGCTGATCCTGTAATGGAAACATTATTAATGAAAGTAAGACCAAAAATGCAACAAGAAATAGGGCTTCAATTAGTACCTACTTATTCATATGCTAGATTATACAAAAAAGGAGATATTTTAAAACGTCATAAAGATAGACCTAGTTGTGAAATATCTACTACTCTTCATTTAGGAGGAGCTTCTTGGCCTATATTTATAGATGGTACAGGAGCTGATAATGTAATTGATGAACGTAAAAATATAATAAAGCCCAATGCCCCAGAAGGCACTAAAGTCTTGCTTGAAGTGGGAGATATGCTAGTATATAGTGGATGTGAATTAGAGCATTGGAGAGAACCCCTTGAAGGAGAAACTTGTGGACAAGTATTCCTTCATTATAACCATGTAAATGGTCCTTTTGCTAATAGTAATAGGTTCGACAAAAGGCCGGTGTTAGGTATTCCAAAATTAAGGAATAAATAATATAATGGTTATATATGTTACAGAAATTAAATTTTGCACCAGGATTCAATAAACAAGTTACCGCAACTGGTGGTGAGGGTCAATGGAGAAGTGGAGATTATGTTCGTTTCAGATACAAAACTCCTGAGAAAATAGGTGGTTGGGCTCAGTTAGGAGATAATACTCTTACAGGTAGAAATACAGCTCTACATCATTTCGTTAATGCAAGTGGTATTAAGTATGCCGCATTAGGTACAAACAGATTTTTATATGTCTATTCAGGAGGAGCTTTTTATGACATTACTCCTATTAAAGCCACAACAACATTAACTAATGCTTTTACAACAACACAAAATGATGCAACTGTTACATTAACTTTTTCATCTGATCATAATATATCTAAATACGATATTATCCGATTAGATAATTTTACAGCTATTACTAATTCTAATTTTAGTTCTGGTGATTTTGATGATACCAATTTTATGGTTACAACGGTTCCAACTTCAACAACACTAACAATTGAAATGGGATCAGCTGAATCTGGATCAGGAGCTAGTACTTCTGGTGGAATAAGAGTTCAACATTTTTATTCAATTGGACCAGCAACTGAAGCATCAGCAGCTGGTTGGGGACTAGGATTATGGGGTGGTACTGTGGCTGGAGAAATTACATCTACTTTAAATGGCGCCTTAACAGATTCTTCGACTAGTATTGTATTAGCTGATTCAGGCGGTATGCCTGCATCTGGAACAGTCTTAATAGATAGTGAGCGTATTGCTTATACAACAAATACTACAGGAACAGATACTTTATCAGGATTAACAAGAGGAGCAGATAACACTACAGCTGCATCACACTCTGATGGAGCAACTGTTTATGATGCATCAGAATATACTAAATGGGGTGCTTCACAAACAGGGGACATTGTAACAGCTCCTGGTCTATGGACCTTGGACAATTATGGAAATAAATTGATTGCAACTATTGTTGATGGTGCAACTTTTGAATGGGATTCAGATGCAACGGGTGCAACATCCACAAGAGCAACAATCGTTGCCAATGCACCAACAGCAGCGATACAGACTTTAGTTTCAACACCCGATAGACACTTAGTTTGTTTTGGAACTGAAAAAACTATTGGAACAACCAGTACACAGGACGATATGTATATAAGATGGTCAGATCAAGAATCAATTAATGCTTCAACTTCTTGGACACCTTCAGTAACCAATACCGCTGGAGACCAAAGACTGGCCGATGGAACACGGATCGTGGGAGCAATAAGAGGTCGGGACGCAATTTATATTTGGACTGATACATCTTTATTTATTATGAGGTTTGTTGGTGCTCCATTTACTTTTTCATTTCAACAAGTTGGAACTAACTGTGGATTAATTGGAAAAAGTGCAGCTGTTGAAGTTGATGGATCAGCTTATTGGATGTCAGAAAATGGTTTCTTTAGATACACTGGTAAACTAGAATCTTTAGCATGCTTAGTTGAAGATTATGTTTATGATGATATTAACACGGTTCCTAAAAATCATATTTATGCAGGATTAAATAATTTATTTGGTGAAGTCACGTGGTTCTATCCAGGAAGTGGAGCTTCATCTAATAATAGATCAGTAACATTTAATTATATGGATTCAACACCTGAAAGACCTGTGTGGACTACAAGTTCTTTAGCTAGATCAACATGGTCAGATTCTCATATATTTGGTAAACCACATGCAACAGAATATGTATCAGATAGTACAAGTGATTCAACAGTTGGTAATACAGATGGTGTTACTTATTATTATGAACATGAGACAGGAGTTAATCAAATTAAAGATGGTGCAGCTTCTGCAATTGCTGCAAGTATTCAATCTGGAGATTTTGATATATCTATGACACAAGGTGGTGGAGCAGATTTAAGAGGAGATGGTGAATACGTTATGAAAATTAGAAGAGTACTTCCAGACTTTTTAACTCAAACAGGTGATGCAAGAGTTACATTAAACTTAAAAAATTATCCAACAGATTCAGAAGCTAGTTCTTCATTAGGTCCTTTTGATACAACTACAAGTACAACTAAAATAGATACCCGTGCTAGAGCAAGAGCCATATCTTTAAAGGTTGACAATACAAGTACTGGACAACACTGGAAACTAGGAACATTTAGATTAGACATACAACCAGATGGTAGAAGATAATGATAGATAAAAGAATTAATTATAGATTTGGTGGTGGTTAT